TACCGAGAGGAGTTAAATAAAGAAGAAATTCCATTATTCAAAAGTAGAGTCTGGTTCGAGAGCAATCCAATAACGAAGATTATACTTGATATTCGTGAATTGTGAAAGAAATTTAGAAGAAACCACCACATCATAAGAACCGGAAATAATCTTACTAATGTTCTCAACTTTGAAGTTGAAGGTGAATTGCTCATCTGTTTCTCCAACAATAATTGAATATTCATTTGAAGTATCGTTTTTCTTATCACGAACGACCAAACGAATAACTCCGGCATCACCAATTGCCGCAATGTCTGGTAATTGATATACTGCCGCCGCCTTTACTAGTTTTTCCAAAGAACCAGACTCTAATTGAAAACAAACATCTTCTGATGGGAGTTTAATTTCCTTTTCTGGAGGAGAAACAATTACATTTGGATCCGCATAAAAATACTTGACTCTTCTTTTTCCTTCACGAATAGTGATATAAGAATTTTCCCCAAAATCAAGATCTGGATCCTGATGAAGACCCAATCCATTTAGAAATTGATTTAGATCATAAATTGCAAATTCGCAAGGAAACTCTTCACTTATAGTTGCTTCGGCAAGAATGTTCTTGGCAATTGAAATTGTGCGAAGTTTGTTTCCCTTCTTTACAAGAATTGATTGATTAATTCCGGCAAAGTTCTTGAGAACAGTCAGGGTTTCGTTAGAAAGTTTCATAGTTTGATTTTTGAGTTTCATTATTAAATCCGGCAAAATGATATAGAAGAATACCGTAGTGTATAATCTTCAAAGCATCAAGTTTTGACATTCCATCCTTCTTACCAAAACGAGAAGAATACTTAATGAGATTATCACGACAGAAAGGAATTCCGTCATCAATCGCATCAATCATATCCAGAACCTGAACCTTTGACTTATCAGAGGCATAATGCCCATTATAAGTTCCCTTGATGTATTCTTCCACTACTTTGAGTGTCTTTCCTTCACCGAACTTCCAGAAGTGATCTGAATTTGGTTGGGGGTTTACCTCATAAGAAGTTGGTGGGCAAATCACATCCGGAGAAGATGCATATGGATTTCTAGAATCATATTTCCAGTAATTATTATATTCATTAATGGAAGCACCAGATTCCATTAATGAATATGGAGTGTTTAAAAGAGAGCTTTGATAATCGGTTTCGAAATTTTCAGTCATAAAGTTTCACATTCAAAGAGAGTTTTATCTTTTATTATTATATCAGGTAGATGGTGTTGCGTCAAGGTTCTCTGCATTAGTGGGCATTACAAAATCAGCATCCACCTTATCATATAATTCCATAAATGCCTGTTTGGTTTCATCATCAAAACGATTGATACAAACCTGAATTGCCTTTGCCTTATCACCAAAGATGCTATAAGCACGAATGATATGAACGAGACGGCGGGTGCTGATGATTTCTTCAATACCACCATCATAGAATGTCTTACGAATAATATCGCCCCAATCAACAAGTCTCTTGCAGAAATCACGATCTTCAAGACCGAGATCCAAAGAAATACCCTCTAAGATCTTTTGCTCAACCGCAGGAGCAGGATAAGATTGCTCAAATGTTACAGGAAATCTTTCTAGAAATGCTTCGTTAAGCACATTGGTACCAATAAACCTACCATCATCAGATCCCTTACCTTTGGTATTGGCAGTCGCAAAGATATTAAATCCTGCGGATGGTTTTACAAATGTTCCAAGTTTCTTGAGAAATACTCCCTTACCTTCTAATACAGATTGTAGGCAAAGGATTTTATTGGAGGCAAGATCGATCTCATCCAAAAGTAAAATAGCACCTCTTTCGAGTGCTTCGATTACAGGACCATTGTGCCACACGGTTTCTCCAGAAATTAATCTAAATCCACCAATTAAGTCGTCTTCATCGGTTTCTATTGTAATATTCACCCGAATGAGTTCCCGACCAAGTTGAGCACAAGCTTGTTCAATACTGAACGTCTTACCATTACCCGAAAGACCCGTAATGAACGTTGGATAAAAAATACGGGACTGAATAATTTTTTTAATATCGTTGAAGTTACCAAACTTGACGAAAGTATCATCTTTATCAGGAATAAGATTTTGTTCGATTGGGGGAAGAGCAGCAGGAGAAGAAAAACTTCTCTCAATTTCTTGAACTTTTTCTTGAGTCACTTCTAAGTTCCACTTACTACGAGAAATCTTGTATTTGTCAAGGCGACGAGTCACGGTAGGATAAGAAAGATCTCTTGATGCACAAAAACCCCTAATATCACCAGAAGTAATTTCTGGTCCATAAAGTTCCTTAATGCTTGCGATCAGTTGTTCGTCGTTCACAGAAGACTTGCGAGTCATAATGTAGTTAGGTGTTTTGTGTTTTAACAAATCAATTATACAATAAAAAAGAGGGTGGTGAGACCCTCTATGTGCCAGTTTGGGAAGTGGTTTTATTTATCCCCGTTTTCGTCTTTTTTGGGCATTCTAGCACCAGATGTATGACGTTCTACACCAGCACCATCTCTATAAGTTTCTCCTTCTCTTCTTTGTGACACGTAACCCACGCCAGGAACAGCACCAGTTTGTCCTCTATCTCTAGCGGCATTTCTTTCTGCTGCTCTTTTTGCTGCTCTTTGGCGATTTTTGACGTAGTTTGGTCCTTCAACAATCGTTTCAAACCACTCGTCACTCATACCTTTAATAATATTATCGGCAGAATCTGAATCGGTTGCATAACCTTCACTAATCAGGTGCTCAACAACTGTATAGTAAATATTTTTGGTTTCTTTTAACTTCTTTGGTGATGGCTTCATTTTTCAAACACTTTTTAGTTATTTATGAGTTTGGAAAGTTCATTTAGGCGATTAAGACTTACCAAATGACCCTTATATCCTGGATAGTATTTTTCCACAAGAGCACCAATACCCATCGCAGTAATGGCACTCTCACATTTTAAATAAACTCTTTTATTTTTATGATCTACCACACAGGGCATTCCCCAGATTTCGTTTTTCATTTCAATTCGTAATCAGGATACTTTTCTCTAACCTTAGATCTAAACCTACCATTAAATGATGGGGGGTTTAGTTTTCTTTTTTGAGTGATGACTTTATTTGTGTGGTCAATAATCAAAAGTTTATCAATACTGTTAGGTTTTTTCATTAGGGTTCAATTGTAAATGTTTTGTTTTTAACTTTAGTATCAAACTCACCAGTTCTACCTGGTTTCATACTTCCTATACTAACATTCTTTCCCTTACCTGGCCAAGATGTTTTAGAAGTTCCTTTGAGAGTTGAACTTCCTCCTGGTTTTCGTTGAATCAAAACAGAATCTTGATCGTATTTTTTACCCAACTTTTCTATTGCTTTTTTAAATTTTCTCTTACCTTTTTTTCCGGGAGTAATAATGTGTGATTTTTCTCCTACTTTTTTTTCTTCTGGAGTGCCCGGATTTTCTGTGTATCTACCAGCAACTTTTGTAGGTCCTGGAAGACCGGCACCTCTAATATCACGCTCAAGTTGTTTTGAACGTGCTTTATTTTCCGATGAAGATTTATCACCACGTTGAGCAGACATAATTGCCATTCCACCTTTTTTTGACTTACTCATCACACGAGTCAGAGAAGTTTCCTGAATAGAATAGCATTCTAACACAAATTCCTTAAAAGTCTTCATTTTAATCTTTTTAGGTATTTATCATACAATGAACTCCATAAATTGACCCAGAACTTTTTTATTTAACTTTTTTGTCTTGAGACTTTTAACAAAGGCATTTTTGATCTGTGACTTTGTGGCATCTTCGGCAACCTCAAATTCAGTATCTTGTGAAAGTGCCGAAGAAGACAATCCAAAATAAACATCATACCCAGAACTATGAATTGAAAATGACTTTTCTTTTTTCCACGAGTTCATTATTTTTTCATATTCATTCGTATCACAATACCTTCGAATAAAGTTACTACAATCACGAGACTCAATAACACGAATGCCAATAAAATTAATATCCTTAAAATTATCTTTTA